CACACCCTTAAACCGTTCTTTTACACAGCTTCAACGTGTGAAATAAAAACGCATTTTTCGGACGAAATACATTAAATCCGACCTGTTAACAAAAAAGGCCTAGCAAACCTGCTAGGCCTTTCCGCATTTGATGTCGCCGGCCGTCACACTGGCGCGCCGTTCGCTTCCAGCCATGCTGTCAGGTCTGCGATGGCTGCCGCACTGTTCTTTGCGTTCCACCGCTTGCCGTAGTCCTTGCCGCAAATCTTACCGGCCGTGGCCAGCATGTTGGCCGGGCTATAAGCGCTGTTAACCTTCATCCCCGTCTTTGCGTAGAACATCATCGCGCGCCGTACCGCCATCGCGCCGACGACATAGGGCGGGCTTGTCGGATAGGCCGGCTTCAATCCCAGTGGCGTCATCCCCGGCATTGCTGGTACTTGTGGCGTTTTCATTTGGTTGGTCCTTTTTGGTTGGAGTTAAAAACAGCGAATTGCGCTGCTTAGTTTTTGTGTCAATCCGTACTCGCTTACGGTTCCGACATCGACGAATGTTCTTGCCCGGCCATCAACATACCCGGCCGCATATTCTTGCCCGTACACGGCAACGTCTGGCGGGCAATAGTCCTTGCCGCTTTGCCCGTCGCGATACCCGTCTGCGTAAAAACTTGATTTGGTCATTTGCTTTGGTCCTTTCTCAGTTGGTTGCGGTTTTTAACATCCGGCCGCCATGCTGTCAATAGGTGTATATGCTCAATTAGTCTAATAGGCCATTTGACCCTACAAGCCTTTAAAAAACCTCCCCGCTACCTGCTATCCCCGCACCGCCTTTAAACCCGCCCACGGCCATCCTTGCGGCTCATTGTAAACCGTTCTTTTACCTAGTCAATTCGCCACTGTTATGGAACATTTAGACCATATAACCCTATTGACACCATACACGATAAGGGCATATAACCATCACAGCGACCAACCAAGGACCAAGGACCATGAAAAAAGACCTGTACCAGACAGTAACAAACCGAATTCTTTCTGAACTGGAAAAAGGCTGTGTGCCATGGGTCAAGCCATGGGCAGCGACAGCCGGTGCCAATCAACCTTGCAATGCGGATACCGGCCGGCCGTATTCGGGCGTCAATATCATCCTGATTTGGCAAGCCATGGCATCTAATCCGCAGTGGACGACTCCCCGCTTCCTGACGTTCAAGCAATGCCAAGCGCTAGGCGGACACGTCAAAAAGGATGAGCACGGCATACAGGTTTACTTTGTGAAGCCGCTACTGGTTAAGGGCAAGAAAGAACAGCCAGCCGGTGATGAAGAATTGAAGCGCATCACCATGTTGCGCGAATTCACCGTTTTCAACGTCGCCCAATGCGACAACTTGCCGGCCCGTTGCCTTGGCACAGTCGCGCCAAAAATCAGGAACAAGGACAGCCGCGACTCTACCGTTGACTCATTCATTGCCACGCTTGGCAGCGACTTGAGGCATGGCGAGGACCGGGCTTACTACGCTTCCAGCCATGACTTTGTGATGTTGCCTAACTTCCAAGACTTCAAAGGCGCTGACCATTACTATGCGACAAGCTTCCATGAACACGGCCATTGGACTGGCAACGAAAAGCGGCTTAACCGCGAATTCGGAAAGCGCTTTGGCGACAAGGCCTATGCGGCGGAAGAATTGGTCGCTGAACTCACAGCGGCTTTCCTTTGCGCTGAATTCGGTATCGACGGCGATTTGCGCCATGCGGCCTATGTGTCGAACTGGATTGCTATTCTAAAGTCAGACTCCAAAGCATTCTTCACAGCGGCAAGCGCTGCACAAAAGGCCGCCGATTATATGCGCGGCCTTGCACTCGCAGAGCCGCTTGCAGTCGCGGCCTAGTCGCTATCTAGCACGGCCGGCGCAATGCCGGCCGTGTCGGGATAGCATCTAAGGCTATCGACCAACCAAGGACCAAGACAATGCCGAGCAAAAAGAACGTCTGGCGCAAACGCGGCCGCCTTGAATTCCGCCGCGAAACGAAACGCTATAGCGACGGGACTCCATGGGGCATTGATGTGCTCTATGTCCGCGTGAAAAAGCGCGACTGCGCCATCGTCGAACCTTTTGAGCTAACCAGCTACCGCGAACAAGGCAAAACGCTTTCTGTCCTGCCATCGCTAGGCAGCACATACCGCATTGATAGGCCGGCCAGAATTCCGGCCATCATCCGCGCAAGCTTGCGCGGCCTGTAGCCAACCAACCAAGGACCAACGCTATGACCCTCACAAAGCGATTACAGGCTGACAAGGCGCGCACCATGCGCGACCCCACCAGAAACGAAATGCTTACCTTTCTCGCCGGCTTTTATCCCGGCGAGGCAGACCAATTTGACCGTGAGGCCGCAATCTACTGGTTTGCAAACGACTGGCATGGCGGACAATGGTCAAATCTTTATGCGGCCTTGTGTGCCTCGATGTACCGGCCGGGCCTGACCAGCAATGGAGTCCTGCCCGGCAGCATGGCGGCCATGCTCTATGAAGAATTGCAAGCGCGCTATTGCGAGGTGGCAGAGGATAAAGAGGCGCGCATTGCACGCCACTGCGAAGCTGATGAGCCGCACCGTTGAACATATCAGGCAGACTCCAACCAACCAAAAGGACCAAGGACCATGTGGAAATTTTACGACGCATTCACGCAACGCAGCGAGGGTTACCAGCCGCAGCAAGGCCCGATGCCATTAAAGCGCTGGATAGCGGACGGCAAGCGCCACAAGCTGCACTACCGCGCACCCAAGCGCCCGAAAGTCACGCCAACCACCGACTCGCAATTTGAGCGCAAGGCCGCCGACTATGCCCGATGGCTTGCCAAGCGCGACGGGATTGTGTTGCCCAACACATACAGCGTTAGCGTGATCTGGTCAGGTGTGAGCGCTAACAACGCGTCCCGATGGGAGCGCAGAATTCGCGCCGTGACTTTCGGGACCGTGACAATCGACCTGCCTAACTGGGACTTCATACCGGAGTCCTTGGCAGAGTCGGAACCACTGCAAGAGGCGGCCTAATCAGTCGCTATCGCAGCACGGCCGCGCAGGTCCGCCACACCCTGCCGGCCGTGTCACGATGGCGATGGTGCCGTCAACCAACCAAGGACCAAGACAATGGCGAAGCTTATTCTATCGACCTACAACGCCCAACGTTCAAATGGCTTTCTGCAAGTCGCGCTTAGTATCGGCAGCGATGGGCCGCTGCCGTCAAAGACGGTAGAAATTAAACGCACCATAGATGCGGCGGCCGAACTGGAAACCTACAAACAAGAGGCGGCCGCGCTTGGAATTCCGCTTGTCGTTTCCTTGCGGATTGCCAGAGGCGACCGTTCGCCGAACGGCTTTGATGCGTTCAATGCCGCCGGCTTCCATCCTGTTAACGTCTAAGCCATTAGCCCTATTGCCTTGGTAGGCAATAGGGCTATATACCCCAACCGACAACCAGCAAGGACCATAGACATGACCCGTTTTGTCGAAGCGCACGATCTGGAACCGTATGCAATCAATACCGGCGAATTCTACCAGACGCACCTTGCCCTAGTTGGCAAGGATTTAGGCGAGTGGATGGAGCACGTTCGCCAAAAGGTCCTAACACGGTACTGCAAAGAAATTGAGCCGGTGAAGCTGGCAAACGATGTCAACATCGCCGTGGCCACCAAGCTGATGGGCTACTACATCCGCCACACCAACGAGTCGAAGGCGCTGGCAGACTCAGAGCGTAGCGGATTGCCGCCGACGCCGTGGGAATTCCGGGGCAACGGCGACACGTTTGCCATCGTGGACAAAAACGACAGGCTTGTTTTTGAACTGCCCTACATCGAGGAAACCGACAAGGAGCCGCTAGACACAGCAAGCGGCCGGCTTGTCGTGATGATTGTGGACGCTGTGAATGCAAAGGGACGCAATGACCAAACGTGAATTCCTAGCAGCGCTTAAAGAATTGCACCTTGGCACTGCCAGCAAAGCGACCGTGCGCGCGCTTGGCGTGACCGTGACGCAGATTCAGCGGCTGGCATCCGGCCGGCAACGTGTCACGCGCCAGCTAGAACTGTTGCTTCATATGTATCGCAAGCACGGCATCCCCAAACAGGTGCCGGGTGAGTAGTACCGCCCTGCCAATGGCCGGCATCATCGCCATTGTCTTGTGGATCATTTTTGATGATGCGTTCTAACCAACCAAAGGACCAAACAAATGATTCTGATTCTCCTGCTGGGCCTCTTGGCTTGGCTCATCATCCACGTCGTTGTCTGGTGGATCACCAAGGAGTCGGCGTGATGGACTGGGTCGTAGGGATTGCCGTTTTGTATGGCCTTTATTGGCTGGCCCACAAAATGATCGACGTTTTTTTATATCCGCCAGAGGTTAGGGCGGAAGAAGCGAGGCGCGAAGCTGAATGGGAGGCCACTCGCAAGAGTTACGAAGCCATGCAGGAGCTACAATTCCGCAACCGTATGGAAGAAGCGAAGCGACAGGCACGACCATGACTAAAGCCGTCATTGCCTACTATCGGGTATCGACGCAGAAGCAAGGCCGCAGCGGGCTGGGCTTGGAAGCCCAGCGCGCGGCGGTGTTGCGTTTCATCGAAGCCGAACAACTAAAGCTACTGGCGGAATTCACAGAGGTGGAAACCGGCAAAGGCTCAGACGCCCTTGACCGTCGCCCGCAGCTTGCCGCCGCCATGCAGGCAGCCAAGAAGCAAGGTGCTTCGATTGTGGTGGCCAAGCTCGACCGCCTTTCCCGCGACGTTGCGTTTATATCGACGCTGATGGTGCGCAAGGTGCCGTTCATCACCGCCGAATTGGGCACGCAAGCCGACCCGTTCATGCTGCACATCTATGCCGCACTGGCAGAACAGGAACGGCGGATGATTAGCCAGCGCACCAAGGCCGCACTCAAGGCCGCCAAGGCGCGCGGTGCCAGAATCGGAACGCCGGACTTTGGAGCAAAGAACAAAAAGGCCGCAGCCAAGCGGGCGCTGGAACTAAAACCCGTCTTTGTTGAACTGGCAGAATTGAGCGCCAGACAAATCGCGCTGGAATTAAACCGTCGCAAGGTTGCGACCCCGACCGGCGCGCCATGGTCCGGTAAGACCGTTAGCCGGGTACAGGGGCGGTTGTAGCTTCCGGCAGCACGCGCCACATCAAAACCTTGCCATCGCCGGCGTAGCTCGACACAAACTTGCGCGCCTCGCGGTGCTTGTTTGCCCTATCCCATGCTTTCCTCACAGCATCGTCGCGCTTGGTTGGGTCGCCTACTGAGGGATACTTGTGCGCGAAGGCGTCGCGCACAACTGAGTCCTCGACGCAACGCATGACCGGATACCCCGGACCCGGTGCCATCATCTTGCCGCTGCTGGCCAGTGCATCATCAAGCGCAGCCAACAGCGGCAACAGCGACACATTGGGCCGCCCTGCCCGACTGTGAACCACGATACCGTCCCACTGTACTGTCATTTCCACAATTGGCTCACCATCCAGATCACGGCCCATGTCAACCGGCGACAGCCTGAAAGGTATTTCATCGCCGGCCGCCCCGCCCCGCATCTTGCGGATGGCCAGCCGCGAGTTACGCAGCACGCCGGTTTGCGATTTCTCACCGAGCACCGAGAGCACAAAGTCGGCGCTGGCTTCCTTGGCACTCGACCCGCGCACGCCCCGGCTTTCGTCCTTGCCGAAGTGATCGACCACCAGCACGGTAGCGTCCGTTGCTGCCGACAGACGCGCAAGCAGATTCATAACCCGCTGTGCTTCGCTGGCATCGTTCTGATCTTTGAAGTCGGCGGCAGCGGCCAGCGTATCAACTGCAATGAGTACCAGCCCACAATCGAATTGCTCTGCCAGTTCATGCTTCATACGCTCGCAGAAATTAAACATCTTGTCGTAGGCATCGTCCGCAGACAGCCGTGGCACATTGGTAATCCACTTGAACGGCAGGCGCTTCATGTCCTCGCCGATTTCAGTGAACCACGGCGCGATTTTAGCCTTGCGTAATCCCTCCCAGCGCTTGCGGACCTGTGACGGCGCCTCTGCCGCGAACAGGATCACACCGCCAACTTGGTCAACTGGTTTGTTTGCAAAGTCGCGTTGCAGAATCAGACACTGCACCAGATCGAGCACGGCAAACGTCTTGCCCATGCCGGACTGGCCGGCCATCAGCCCAACGCCCATCTTGGGGACAATGCCCTTGACCAGCCAGCCTTGCGGCGGCGTTTCATCCGGGTCGCCTTCCCACTGGCCTTTGTATTCGTCCGCCATCCACGGCTTGTCATGGCCGTTGGCTTTGCGCGCCCATGAAATGTCAGGCTTGTCGTGCCGCGAATTCTTTTCGACGTAAGGCCGGATTTCTTTAGCCATGCAGGAAGTCGGCGAAGTCGTAACCTTCGTCCTCCGGCGTTCTGATGATTGCGGTGCGCCCGGCCTCGACAAAGCGCGAATAGCACTGCTCTGCCGCGTAGAGGCCGGCAGCGTCGTTATCGGCCCAGATGCAGATGCCGCCTAGCCCGAATATCACCGGGAACGACTGAATAGCGCCGGCCGAACCAACGGCCCAGATCGGTTTGACGCCCGACGCCAGCAACGCCAGACCCGTTTCAAGGCCTTCGCAGATATTGAGACAGTCGCAGGTAGCCAGATCGCTTGCGAATGTTTCGGCCCTGCTGGTCAGCTTGATGGCGCAGCCACCGACCGGGCCGAGCATCATCGCGCAGTCCTTGGTGGCGTCTTTGGTCAGGAACAGCCGGTGAATTGCTTTCGGCCTGTCCGTTTCATCGTCGCGGAACAGCGCAATCAACGCCGGCTGTTTGCCATTGCCGCGCGGGCAAACCGGGTGAAAACGAACGACGCTCGCGTCCTTTGGAAGTAGCAGATCACGGCTGTGCAAGTACCTTTCCGCGTCAGTCGAATACGGCGACCACGACTCTTGCCAGATTTTCAGCGCCAGATCGGACGCCGGCGCCGCCAGCGGCCTGTTCTCGTAGTGCTTGGCCCACTTGCGCGCATCGACCATTTCGTAGCCGGGAGTCTCGCGGCTCTCGTTATCAAGCCGGCAGCGTTCCCTTGCGTAGTCTGAATCCCAGAGGCCGCGCGATTTGAGCACGGCAATGACATCGCGCGGATCGCAGCCGGCCATGCAGCGCACTTGCACGGCTTCGCGCCCGTCGAACACAATGAGCGACGGCGAGCGATCTTCATGCGCCGGGCAACAGCACGCCCACTGCCGGCCCGAACGTTTGCCACCAAGCGCGAGTGCGATTTGTTCTGCGTTCATGGCAGCATCTTTTCAAAGATGACCTGATTGAGCGGACAAAAATAGTTGTCCTCAACATTGCCGGTGTTGCTGGCCAGAATGTTGCCTTTGCGCCACCACGGTTTTGTCCTGTACGGAATGATGGCGCAGTAGGTCATGCTTGCGTTGACGATGACGTAGGCAGCAACATCGTCACCGGCGCGATCAACCACGCCAACTCTGGAAACAATCATGTCGGTGTGTGGCCAATCCAAAGCGGACGTAAAATCAATGTCGGGCCGATGTTTGACTTCGTAGCGACGGCGCACAATCAAGTCGCCGTCATCAAGGAAATGCTCTGCTTCGCCGGCAGTCGCCGCAACTTTGATGGGCCGGATTTCGACCGAGCAACCCTTTGCGTGAAGGTGCGCCGCGACCGCGACCATCGCCGACCCGGATGCACGCAGACGTTTCTGAAAACCGGGATGATTGTTCATACCGACACACTGGCCTTTACGGCGCCCCATGCTTTGAGTTTGTTGATGGCGTCCTTGTAGTTGTCGCACCAGAAATACGGATAGCCGTTGAGCACGCAGAATTCGGAAAACGATTGTTGCCACTCCGATAGCTTGCTGCCTTTGCGCTTCAATTCCAGAAAATGCACGCCGCCGAATTCATGCAAATCCTCAAATGTCTGGATTGGCGCCAGCAGAATAAAATCCGGCCAGCCGACTTGCACGCCCATGCGTTTCAGCCGCATCGCCGTTGCCGGGTGCCGGTACTCGCCGGCCGGGAAATGCGACCAGCGCCAGCCCGGCATCTGCCAGCGGCGCAGCGTGTCGGCGACCATGCAGTGCGTGACGTACTCTTTGGCCGGCGGTGATTTCACGCCGCGCTGACGTTTGCTTTTGAACAGCGACAATTGCGCCATGCGCGACCCCTAAGCCGCTGCACTGTTTTGTTCTGGCTCAAAATCCCATAGCCCTTGCGGCGCGTCGTAACCGTTTGCGCGCAATTGCTTTCGCATCATCGGGTAAAATCTGGCGGGGAAACTTTTGCGTTCATTCACCCAGTGGTGGACTTGCGGCGGTCGCCGGCGCACCAGCCGCGCCACGGAACTTATGCCACCCAGCGCCGCGACCACGGCCGACTGCGTTGAAAGTATTTGTTTTTTGCGTTTAGCCATTTTGGAATGCCTTTTTGGGGAGAGGCATTCTCAACGTCGCGATGTTTACACAGACCGGCAATGTTTCATTTTGTGCTATTTTGCATCACAACTTTTTTACAAATGAAACGTTTTGACACAGCATGATGCAGAATGAAACACGCTTGCCCCTACCAGTTACCGCCGAGCGGTTTATGGTCTGTCACGCATTCATCAGAAAACTGTTGCACTGATTTTTTATGAGTTTAAGTTTTTATTATTAGCAATTTCTAATTAGCCGCCATCCCGAATCCGATTGACCCGGCAGAGTCCGTTGCAGGGAGTAAGCAGTGCTGACCCAAGCGCAACTCAAAGCCCGCGAAAACAGATTGACCGCTTCCGTTGCGCCGGTGGTCATGGGTGACGATCAATCCAAGCTGACCGAACGCTGGAAGGTCGCCATCGGCGCCATGCCCGAACCGGACTTGTCCGATGTGTGGGCGGTGCAGTGGGGATCACACGGCGAAACGTTCACCCTCGACTGGCATGAACGCAAAACCGGCCAGCCGCTGACCGAGCGCGGCACGTTCTGCCCGCATCCGACGCTGCCCTATATCGGTTGCACGCTCGACGCCTACCGCGCCTTCGACGATACCGTGCTCGACTGCAAAGTTAGTTCCAGCTTCAACCCGCTCGACGACATCATCGAATACTACACGCCGCAGATCATCGTGCAGATGCGCTGCCGGCAAGCGGCGCGTGGCGCGTTACTGGTCGTCCACGGCACCGCCGCCCCGCGCGAACTGGAAATCAAGGCGGACCCGGAATACGAAAAGGAACTGTGGGAGCGCATGGCCGCGTTCTGGCTGTGCGTTGAAACGTTGACCCCGCCGATGGCACTCCCCAAGGCCATCCCGCCGTCGCAGTGGCGCAAGATCGTCCTCGACCCCGACAATGAGGGCGTGTGGCCGAACTGGGGGCAGGACATGGCGGCGTGCTTGCGGGTGTGGAAGTTCACCAAGGCACACGCCGAAATGTATGCCGAAGCCAACAAGGAACTGCGCGACATCATCCCCGACGATGTCGGGCTGATCGAGTTTGAAAATATGCGTGTCATCCGCAACCGCGCTGGCAGCATCACCGTGAAGCGAGGCTAACCCATGTCCCTCCCCGCGCTTGTCCCGCAGTCGCTGCATGAAGCCATGGAACTGGCCGACCAGCTTGCCAGTAGCCGGCTGATCCCGAAGGATTTTAAGGGGTCGCCGCCCGACATCCTCAGTGCCATTTCGCTGGCGCAGCGCTGGCAAATGGACATCTGGGCGGTGATGGAGCATGTGTCGATTATTCAGGGCAAGCGCTTCATCGACGGACAGATGGCGGGCGCGCTTATCAATGCGCTGGCCAACGTGCAGCGGCCAATCGTTCACACCTACAGGGGCGAAGGCGACGACCGCACCGTCACGGCTTCCGCGACATTCAACGGGGAGACTAAGCCGCGCGAAATCGAGGTACGGCTGGGTGACGCCCGCACGCCCAACAGCGCTTGGAAAAAACAGCCCGACCAGCAGCTTGCCAAAACCGCCAACCGGGTCTGGGGCCGCCGCAACTGCCCGCAATTGTTTGTGGGCATCCATTTCAAGGGCGAGCACGTCATCGAACTGGACGCCACCGAAGTCCCCACCACCGAACTGCCGCAACTGGCGCAGCCGATTGCACCGGAAGCCGACCCCGACACCGGCGAAATCGGGCCGCGCAATCTGGCCATCGGCGATCAAGAGGAATGGCTGGCGTGGGGTCAGCGTTTCATGGCCGCCATCGGCGCGGCGGAAACTGAGGAGGACATCAAGCTGTGGCGCGAACACAACGCGGCCGAGCTTGAACTGATGGCGACCGACGAGCCGAAGCTTTTTGAAAAGATGATGCTCTACGTCCACAAGCGCGCCGACAAGTTGAAGCCAAAGAAGGAGGCAAAGCCCAAGGAGGAGGTGCCGCCGTGACCAAGCGCAGCTTCAACACCCTCATCACAGACATGCGCGTGCTGTGCAAGGACAAGGACGTTGACGATGTCTTTCTCGCCGCCTTTGCCTTGCTGCTCTCAAGCGTGCATCAGCGCACCGACAACAAAGAGGACGCATTGCGGATGCTCGACTATGTGGCGGCCGGAATGAAGGAGGCGATGGAAACGGATTACGACAGAGCCTGTGAGGAGGTGACGTATGGCGCGCACACCCAGCACTGAAGGCAAGGCATTGAAGCTGAAAGATTTGGCAATTCGCTGGGGCGTGTCGCGTGCAACGGTTTATCGCTGGCGCCGCGACCGCGAAATCCCGCCCGGCGACATCGGTCCTCGCCGGCGCATCTATTCCGAGCGCTTGGTAGAGCGGATTGAGGACAGCCGTGTTGTCGAGGACGCGCCGCGCAAGCGTGCCGTGAGCTACGAATTTGACAAGTTGCTGGCTACAGCAGTTTTTGAAACGGGAGTAGCGCACTGATGAGCGACCAGACCATCGCCGCAATCGCCCGCCGGGTTGCCGTCAATGCGGCGATCAACGGCTACGAGCGCCGGGACAACAGCAAGATTGAATACCTGCAAGCGCTGACCGAACTGTGTGCGGCTGTAAAGGCGGAACAAGATGAGCAACTCCCTCGACAGTAGCGGCGTGCTGCTACATCCGAAGGGCTATTTGGTGGTGCGCGACGGTGTCGAGGTGTCGCTGTCGCCGATGCAGTACCGCATGTTTGAAATCATCGCCGGTTCCACCATCGGCGTGTCGCCAGAGGCCTTGTTTGAACGCATCTACACCGGCATGCACACCCCGATGCAGGGAAGCCGCTCTATCCACATTCAGCGCATTCACGCCAACAAAAAGCTGCAAGCCATCAAGGTGCGGATCACCAGCAACCGGCGCCATGGCGGGCCGGGCAGCCTCTACAAGGTGGAGGCCGCATGACGACCGTGCTCGCAGTATTCGACCGCAACAACCGCTGCATCGGCTTATGCGACGCGCGCTGTCACAATGCGACGCCACCATCCGAATTAAAGAGCGGCAAGCACAAGATGGTCTGCCGCTGCATTTGCGGCGGCGCCAACCACGCCGGCGGGACCGCCAAGGCCATCAGGAACCATGAACGGCTGATCGGGCGCAGCGAGGCCGAGCGTCATGTGTTTGCGTGCGACCGTGGCCTTAATCCCGGCGATCTGGTGGTGATCGACCGCTTGCAGTTCAAAAGCCCGTACACGGCGCGCCGCATGGCGCGCGTACA